AAATTGAAATATGGACGCTAGAGAGAAAGCAATTGAACAGTTTTTAAAAAAAACTATCATTAAAGATGTATCTGAAGACGGAGCAGAAGAAACCGTTTGTGATTTAGTAACGGGCGAATGTTATGTAATTAGATCAAAAGATGGTCTGATTGAGCGTGTTACTAATGAGAAGAAATACATAACCGAAGACGGAAGACAATTATTACAAGATTAAAATATAAAAATATGGAAAAATTATTACAGGAAGAATTAAAACGTTTCAACGCTATAAACAAATATACTGAGAAACTGTTATCAGAACAAGAACCTCAATTACCTCCCCCACCGCCAGCGGCAGGAGCAGATCCTGGGGCAGATCCTGGAGCATTACCCCCAGCACCGCCAGCGGCAGGAGCAGATCCTGCGGCAGCAGGAGCAGATCCAACAGCAGATTTACCACCACCTGAAGCGGAAGATGCAGGCACAGATTTAGGTAACACTGATCCAGCTGCAGATGATAGTACAGAAGAAATTGATATTACTGATTTGGTTAATATGACTAAAAGTATTAAAAAACAACTAGATGACACGCAAGGTCAAGATACGGGAGCTACCCAAAAATTAGATGATGTTTTTACAAAATTAAATGATTTGGAATCCAGATTGGGTGAAATGGATAATGTATTAGCAAAAATTGATCAATTAGGAGCTCAAATTCAACAGGTTAAACCAAAAACTCCGATGGAGAAACTTGAGATGAGATCGTTAGATTCATATCCATTTAGTAAAAGCCCTGACCAATTTTTCTCAGAAAAACAAGATGAGATGCAAAAATCAGGAAAGAATGAATATGTACTTACTAAAGGAGATGTTGAAAATTATGGTAAATATGACGTAATGAGGTCATTTAACCCTAATATTGATAGAAATATGTTTTAACACTTGATATTGGAATAATTTTTTCCTATATTTATATTATGATTTACGCCGCATGCGGCAACAATATTTAACAACATGACTAATAACAATATTAGATTATCACATATAACCGACTTTGATGGAGAATTACGTCAAGGTCGGTTTTTATTTTTAAAATTATTCACCCACCATTTGGTAATGATATATTTTTTACTTATATTTGATTACATAAATTTTTATTAACTAAATTTTTTAAACTATGAGCACATTTGAAGCAGTACAAGAACAGTACGAAAAAAACAGAAAAGCCGCAAGCGGCAGCAAGTTCGCCTCTCAAGAGGAAAGAATGAAGAAGTATTTTACCACAGTATTACCGAAAGGTTCTGAGGGTGAAGAAAGACGGATAAGAATTTTATCTCCAAAAGATGGTTCCACACCGTTTGTAGAAGTATTTTTCCACGAAGTACAGGTAGGTGGAAAATGGGTTAAACTTTGGGACCCGAAGCAGGAAGGTAAGCGTTCACCTTTGAACGAAGTTAAAGACAGCCTCGAAGCCACAGGTCTCGAATCTGATAAAGATTTGTCAAAGGGGTATCGTGCGCGTAAATTCTTTGTTGTAAAGGTTATCGACAGAGATCACGAAGCTGATGGACCAAAATTCTGGAGATTCAAAAATAACTCCAAAATGGAGGGCGTTTTTGATAAAATCTTCCCGATTTGGAAAAATAAGGGAGATATTACCGATCCAGTTAAAGGTCGTGATTTGATTCTTTCTTTGGCTTTGACCACATCAGGTACAGGAAAGGTGTACACAGTAATAAATTCAATTATTCCTGAAGATCCGAGTCCGTTACATACCGATGAGGAAACAGCACAGAAATGGCTTAACGATCCTCTCGTATGGTCGGATGTCTATTCTAAGAAACCAGAGGAGTATCTTGACATGGTTGCTCAGGGTGAAAATCCTGTGTATGATAAGGATCTCAAAAAATGGGTTTCAGATGCAACATCTCAATCAACCATAGCAGGTTCAGAGCCACCTAAAGCTCCTCCTGTTGATCCACAGGCTGATCAAGAACCTGATAATGAGGATGATCTCCCCTTTTGATCTAACTAATCGCCCATATCTATTAAAGGTATGGGCGATTTAATAAATTTTTTATATAACAACAAATATGGCTATTAAAAAACAAGATTTTTCAGCAATACTAAAAAAATATTCAGTAGAAGTGTCATTTAAACCAGATAGGTATTTTGATTTAGGTGACGCGTTTTTAGGAGCCTGTGGTATTCCTGGTCCAGTAATGGGTCATATAAATATGCTTTTAGGACATACCGATACGGGAAAAACAACAGGACTAATCAAGAGTGCGATTGACGCACAGAGAAAAGGAATACTTCCCGTTTTTATTATAACCGAACAGAAATGGGGAATGGGACACGCAAAACTTATGGGTTTTGAATGTGAAGAACATATTGATCCGAAAACGGGTGACTCAAAATGGAGTGGGACATTTATTTTAAGAAATGATTTTAAATATATTGAACAAATTACAGATTTCATAAATGAAATGCTCAACGCTCAGGATAAAGGAGAGATTGACTATGATTTGTGTTTTTTATGGGATTCCGTGGGTTCTGTTCCATGCAAAATGACATATGAAGGAAAAGGTGGTAAACAACACAATGCCAGCGTGTTATCAGATAAAATAGGAATGGGATTGAACCAGAGAATTGGAAGTTCGAGACATTCCGATTCAAAATACACAAACACAATGATTATTTGTAATCAGCCTTGGGTTGAGCTTCCAGATAGTCCATATGGTCAGCCAAAAATTATGGCTAAAGGTGGAAATGCAATATGGTTAAATTCAACATTGGTGTTTCTATTTGGAAATCAAAAAGGCGGTGGAATTACTAAAATATCTATTGTTAAAAACGGTAGAAAGGTTAAGATCGCAACAAGAACAAAAGTAAGCGTTATGAAGAATCATCTTAACGGGTTAGGATATGAGGATGGTAAAATATTGATTACTGCTCACGATTTTATGCACGCTAAGGATGAAAAAGAGGAAAAAGCATCCATAGAGGAATATAAGAAAATCGCAGGAGATTATATTAGTGAACGACTAGGAGTTCCTATTAGCGATATAAGCGATGTGAAAATCGAAGAAGATGAGGTTAATTCGGATTAATAAACAATAAATTTAAATTAAAGTAAGAATGAAAAAACTATTATTAGTACTGGCTTTCGTTGTCATATCAATTTCTGGATTCTCACAGAGTCCATGGGACGGATTTTTTAAACCCGTTAATTCACAACAATTTAATTATCATCTTAAAACCGCGGCATTAGAATTAAACCCGAATGTGTGGTTGTTCAGACCTGCAGTTTCAATTGCGGCCACGATGTTATCATATGATAAGGACATAAAGGATTGGACAGCGTCATCTTTTACATCAGTCGGTATGGGTATTGGTTATCAGCATTATATTGATAATAACGGTACTCCATATAATAATTTCGGTTTCAACGCATTAATGTTTGTTAATACAGTGCCCGAAGCAACGATATCTCTCGCGGGAACGGTAAGCGCGTTGAAATTCATTGATGTTGGTGGTGGGTTTAATTTTGGTACAAAAAATCCTTTTGTGCTGTTAGGTATCAAGTACAATTTCTAGTATTTACGAATAATTTCTATGAATGACAACTTTGCTTGTTGACGGCGACAATTTATTGACTATTGGGTTTTACGGTGTCAAGAATTACTTCTATAAGGGTGAACACATTGGGGGAATATATCATTTCCTCAATACCCTTAGAAGGTCTTTCGAAAATTATCATTTGGACAAAATAGTTGTCTTTTGGGATGGCGAGGAAGGATCTCTATCACGCAAGAAACTATACAGTCATTACAAAGAAAACCCCAAAACCAGATTAAAAAGTGAAAACGAAGTAAGCTCTTATAAGTATCAACGACAGAGAGTTAAACAATATTTAGAAGAAGTATATGTTAGACAGGGTGAATATAAGTACTGTGAAACAGATGATTGTATCGCATACTATACCCAAATCACCCCAGAGGAAAAGAAAATCATTTTCTCATCAGATGGAGATCTAACTCAACTTGTTAACGAAAAAACACAACTATATAACCCATCACATCATAAATTATATAAACCAAAAGATACTTTTGTCTATGACCATGAAGAGGTTCTAGTTGAAAATATCAAATTGGTAAAAATGTTGTGTGGTGACCCTTCCGACAATATCGCGGGAATCCGGAATCTTGGAATTAAAAGATTAAAGGAACTATTCCCTGAAATTGTAACTCAACCCTTGACCTTGGAGTATATCAGGTATAAAACTAATTTTTTATTCGAACAGGATAAGGAAAATAAGATTATACAGAATCTCATAACGGGGGTTACTAAACGTGGAGTATTCGGAGAAGAATTCTTCCAGGTTAATAATAGCATAGTAAGTTTAGATGAACCAATTTTAACGGAGGAGGCGAAGGAAAATATTAAAGTTTTAATAAATGAAAATCTAGATACCGAAGGAAGATCATATAAAAACGCAATGAAGATGATGATGGAAGACGGTTTATTTCAAGTTCTCCCTAAATCAGATGCGTGGATTAATTTTTTAAATCCATTCCTAAGATTAACTAGAAAAGAAAAAAATAAAAGATATACAAATATAAAAAGATAAAAATATGCAAAGTCAAGATATTACAAAATTCGAATTTCTCCTAACGCTGGAAAAAAACATAGTTATTCAGAGATATTTCAATGTCCCCAATTATAACCCGAAGAACAGAAATTCACTATATTTACATGAATGTATAAAAGAAATTTGTAGAGAAATTTCATCGGATTTGAAAGAAAAAACATTGGATTATATGAGCGACGATCACAAATCTTTCCTCGATTTCAACTACGAAGAACTCACAACTAAACCCGATGAAGAGT